TTCATCCGTAATACTTTTACTGTCAACTCCCACATCCATTGATAGGCCATGTGGTGGTAAACTGCCATGTGAATGACCATATAAGTGCCATGAGCCGTGATGTGACTTGTTCCACACCCTCATTCCATAGTGGAACAATACAATACTCTGCTTGCCAACATTAACCTCACGGTAATCCTGAATGCTTTCTAATAGACCATCTGTAACTAACTCACTATGGTTACGAATTTGCTTATCATGATTACCCAATACTAAATGTTTTTTACCATTTAATCGCCGTAATATGGATTTCACATTCGTTATATTACTGAATGCAAAATCTCCGGTCATCCAAACTGTATCTTGGGGTGATACAGTTTGATTATGTGCCTTTATTAAAGCTTCATTCATTTCATCAACATCAGAAAATGGCCTATCTGCAAATTTACAAATATTCTTATGATAGTAATGTTGATCACTTGTAAAGTATATACTCACTATTGGTCGCTCCAAGGGGAATCGAACCCCTGTCGTAAGTTTTAGAGACTCTTGACAACCAACATGTCAATAGAGCGTTTATATTATTTTTCATTTTCCTTCTTTCCTTCTTTCCTTCTTTTTTAAATTTTTAGATATATTCTTTTTTGCAATACTTAATGATGTTTTAGATACTTTATCAGTAAATACGACACCATTTAAATGATCAAGTTCGTGTTGAAAGCATCGTGCATTTATCCCACTTAATGAATCATAAATCATTGTACCAGATTCGTCAAGATATTTTACTGTAATTTTATCTGGACGCTTTATATTTAACCGTAATCCGGGAAATGATAAACATCCTTCTTTTTCTACAATTGATTCAGACGCATCAATACCTGATGTTATTTCAGGGTTAATACACGTATAGCGAGTTCCATCGAGTTCCATTACAAATAGTCGAATACTATATCCAACTTGTGGTGCCGCTAATCCAATACCATCGTTATCTTTCATACATGTGTACATATCTTCCAACAATTTAGTAAAATGGGGTGTTTCCAAATCTGATGTTGATATGGGTGTTGCAACCCGTTGTAGTACAGATGCAGTGTCTGGGTATATTTTTAGCATTAGCTATTATTAACCTCTTTCCCATTGTTAATTTCACCAGATACTACAATACTTTCCCACTTAGTACATTTTTTACGACAAGAGTGCTCTAACATAGTTGTAATTTCAGCTAATGACTTATTAGGATATGTTCTACATAATCCATCAATCACTGTAATATATACGTCAGCAGCTTCATCGAATGGTGCGTTTAATTCTTGGGTTTTGTGTGGAGGCATTTTACCACGCTCTATTTGAATAGCTTCGCTATATTCACCAACTTCTTCCATTGTCTTAACTAATACATCTGATATACTCCAACCCTGACTTCTAGCATAAGGTTCAATTCTTCTAGATGTCATACATATGTCGTAAATTATACTATCTTTATTTTCCATCGTTCTTTCTGTCATTTTAATGCTCCATTTTATGTGTATTATAGTACATGTGAGTCAGAATGTAAAGAGTCATTAAGTTATTCATGTAAAGTGTTGACATTATGATCATTTTTGTAATACTATTGCATCTCAAGTCACGGAGAACGACATATGAATGTAGTACAAATTAAAGAACCACTGGATACTAAGCTTACAGATTCATTAGATTTTGACGATCTTACATCAATGGAAATTGCATGTCTAAAGCTTTTAAAATCAGGCACATACGATGTTGATTCAATGTCTGATAGAATGTTTGATACTTTATTTAAATTAGAAGTTGATGAGTTAGTTTATAATCATAAGGTAACTGCATCTGGTGAAAAAGCAATTAATCTTGCATTTGAATTAGGTGGTAGTAAAGAACGAAGACGAGCCGCATCATTAAAGGATGTTGATGTTGATAAAATTTTTGAAGAAAATAAACCAGATACTTGGTCGTCAATGGATGAATATTAAAAAGGGGGCTTATGCCCCCTTTTTTACAATATCTTTGAAATAAATTTCAAGATTTCTTTTCTGAAATATTCCTGTGCTTTGGGATCATGTCTTACTGATTCAGCTAAAGACATAATTTCTGCACCTTTGATATCACGCTGTAAAGATTCGTATATTGGGTCAAGTATTGCACCCTGTGCAGATGGAGTTACTACTAGGTCACAAGTTACTAACCTGAATCCTTTAACACCACCGCTTGAATCAACGTCACCTGTACCGCGACTAGATATCCCATAACGTACTCCAGATTTAGCGAGTTCCTTTGCGATCATACCCATTGGCGTTTCTAGCAATTCAGCCTTACCAACAGCATTAGAACCATCCATATATATTTCACGAATTACATGTGAGATTCTATCCATATTGACATTCAATGTCTGTGGATGATCCAGTTCACCGAATATTCCACCGTGTGTAGCTATGGTTTGCTTTGCACCATCTACCGCACTGCTTATTTCAGAAAGTGGATATACTCGACCGTTACGGTTTTGTACTTCACCCTGCATGAAAATACCCGATAGGAATACCTTCTTGCCACCTTTGGAATCCTTTACGGTTTCCATTATGACGTTCCCATCACTCGGAAGTATTTCTTCGATTAATAAATCTACACTCATTTGAGTACCCCTTAGTCCTTATTATGTAATGTTCTTACATCTTTACTGTCATAGGTCAAATCTGTGTCTAGATCACTTGCATCGGCTTTAGGATCAACACCTTTATCATTAGGTGTGTCGTAAACTCCACCAGTCTGTGATGTATGATCACCTTGAGTGCCATCCTTTTGAGGCTTATTGATTTCGGCCCAACGCTTTGATCTTTCAGATTTTCCAGCTTCAGTTGCATCTACTGCAACTTTTTTAGATTCTTCAGGGCTTGATTCATCCAGCTCTTCAGATTCTTTGACATTATATTTAGTTGCAATGTGACCGTATATTTGTTCAATTGTGTCGAACTCTTTACTATCACCGTCAGCAGATGTGAATACCATTCCAGATGTCATATCATCAGCATCTGACTTAATTGTACCAACTTTTTTATCATCAATGAATACATCATCACCATTCATTTTAATTCTACTGTCTCCAGAGAATTCCTTAATTTCTGTCTTACCTTCCAATATTTCTTGGGTTTTTGCTTTTGCAATTTCAGACATTAATTGTGATTCAGCTTCCTCATTTTCTGAAGTTACTGCGTCAATTAGTGCCGAAAGGCTTTCGTATAGTTTGGTTTTATCAACCATAATGTTCTCCTGTTATTAGCTATTTGTTGAAACAGAAATCTCTATCCACTTACGTATATTTTCAGCCCTTGCATTTTCTGCTCGTTCTGCTTTTGTAAGCTTCCCTCTACCACTGCTTCTATCTTTATTTGTAACATCACTGGTATCAGTGGTGTCTTTCTTACTATCCTTGTTATTATCTTCTAATTCCTTACCCATTATATTAGGCAATGAATCAAAATACGTATAGTATTCTTTAAGGTATTCACTTAGTGATACTTTTGACATTATTCAACACCTCGTTTATCTTGAAAATAATCACCCATATATGATGGTTTAACAACTACTTCATATGCATCACCATCTTCGGTGCGTATTAATGCAACTGTACCATCTGATATTCCATGCATATCAACAATTTTTGATACCATGTCGGTTTTTACCATATCACTTATTAATTTATAAGTTATCGTCTGTCTTAATCTTCTAGGGTTTCCACGATCTGGACGTTGTTCATTATTTGGACCTTCTGATACACCACCATCGGCAGCGCCATAAACATCCTTTTTCTTTTTTCTAGGTGTTTTATCTGCCTTAGATGCATCATCTGTATACTGATTTGGTATATCACCACCAGTAAGATTAGTTTTTGCCCTCTTTTGATCCTTCATGTACTCTAGCAATCTCATAATATTCTACTTATAGTGACCTGCAATTGAATCATATATCTGATTGAATGTCCTTTCATCAAATAAACTTCCTAATGCTGACTTTGCATCTTTATGTGCCTCAGCCCGAGGATTTGGTGAACTACTATTGGATAAATGTTTATCCACGATAGCTGTTATTGCACTGTCTATTCCACCAGAATTATTTTCATTAGCGGGGGTTCTATTAGCGTTTACTTTATTACGCATCGATGTTCTGGCAGTTCGAATATGTCTTCGAGCGGCCTTTGCCATCATTGAACCCTCATTTAATATATCTTTAACTAACATAACTACTTATCTTCAGTTTCACCATCAGTTTCTGAAACTTCGTCTGAAGCTTCATCTAAATTTGTTACAGCGGTTGCACTTTTGCTACGTATTACTGCACTGTCTGCAACTGCACTGTCTGTATCGCTACGCATAATATTAAGTATCATGCTTCGTATTGAATCTTTTTCTGCTTGACTACCCATTGAATAATTCCTCTAATTTAATTTTTCCTTTTTTTAGATCAGTATAGAAAGAGTCTTCATATTCTTTCACAATCTCTAATCTTAATTCCTCTGGAAACATAGTTTCCCAAAGTCTTGGTTCTTTACAATTCTCTTTAATAAATGATACACATGCGGATGAAACTAACTTTTCCCATGAACGCTCTGCCAAGTTTGAATTATATTCACCCTTCTTCCAGTGTTTAAATAATGTCTTCTTGATATCCTGTTGGTCTTCAGATATTGATTTATCTTGATCAATATGGTTAGTTAATTCCGTCTTCAAAGAATCTCGATCTAAGCTTTCAGATAATGCCTTTACCTTCTTCGTACCATATAGGTAGTTAGAGAAACTAGAATCGATTTTTTGTCTTTCCGTTTCAAAAATCATTTTGTTTAACACTGATTTGCTCATTTTAGCCTCATAACCATATTTGTATCTAATTATTTATTAATCCTGACCTATTCGACTGTAAATTTGATGTTATGTTGATTGATTAGGAGTGTCAGCATCTGCGTCAGTGTTTGCTGCATCACCTTCAGTATCATCTGGATTATCTCCATCACCTTCAGTATCATCACCGAATCCACCATCATCATCAAGACCACCATCTAGTGCACCTGCTCCACCACCCGGTCCTCCACCAATACCACCATCTAGCCCACCAGCTTCAGCAGCTTCAGGCCAATAGATTAATGGTAGATCACGATCATCGCCAGTTCCTTGAATATTCTTTTCCTTACGGATAAGCTCTTCATTATACTTAATTTCGTCTTTGGTAAGCCCTAAGTAGCGTTCAAGCAAAAACTGTTTAGATAATATGTCAGATGCTTCAATTGAACCATAATTATTCAATGATTCAGTATCCATACCTTGCTGTCTTGACTTACCATAATCGGATGGTTCTGGTAATACAATTCTGTAAATTGTTGGGTCAATCTTTATGTTTGAATTATATATCCAACGCTTAAATTCTTCATCCAATACTTCTTCCATATAACGCTGTAGTCTCTGGATATACTGGTAAAATTTAATTTCTTGAATATAAGCTAGTCCAACCTTACCTTCATTAGCAATAGCCTGACCATCCTCTGTACTAGAACCGATATATGAAGATGGGATTCTTAACCCTCTCCACATTTTACGATAGAAATAATCAAGTTCAGTTAACTCACCAAGACCTGTACCACCGGGAAGTGTTTCAACTTTACTTCCAGTTCCATTTGGTCCAACAGGTAAGAATATATCTTCATTCATTGACTGTGGATTATATATTGATTCAGTCTGCCACTTACCACCATATCGAGTTGGTATTTTTTTCTGTCTAAGTTGATTCTTAAATTTTTCTAATATGCCCGGAACCAAATGGTCTGGACGATTACCAACGTCAATATAATAAACTCTTTTCTCTGGTGCACGTGTAATTCTGTATATTAGTACAGAATCCTCTAATAGTTCCTTTTGCTTGAATACTTTATATGCGGGGCGTAAAACGGATACACCAAATGGTGCTTCATCAGACATGTCATCAGATAATGAAAAGCGTATTACCTGTTCACGATCATATGATTTTATACTTTCATCGGTCGAGTTTCCGGCCTGTGGAGTGTTTTGATTTTGTTCAGGTTCTAGGTATGCATTGCTAATCTGCCAACCTCTAATATCGGTAATGTCATCTTTTGATACTATTGCACCCAGAACATGTTTTGGATGTATAAATCTATTCCTTTTATTTTTATTAGCATTACGTTCAAAGAAGCAATCGCCATATTTAATCATGGTTCGTGCTATATTAAACAATCTTCCACCCTGCCAGTTATGAACTTTACACCATGTTCGCAATCCAGCACGTAGTGTTGTATATACATGAGCTGGAACATTTTCTTCACTACCAGCTTCAATGATTAAATTTAATGGCATACGATTTTTAGTATCATTACCTGTCATCTCTTCAGCCATGATATCTAATGCTCTTGAAACATCAATATCATTATCCATCATATCATATTCACGATATCGAATTATTCTTGTTGATGATCCTTGTATTAGTCGCTGATACCATCCAAAGTTACCATATAACCCTGCACCACCACCACCAACATTCTGATTGTTACCAACCGATGTGTTTGGGGCTTGAGGGGTGGCGATTTTAAAATATGTCTGGATCGTTGTCATTTTATTTCCTATAGTAACATATATTTATAGTTACTGGTCTATTATGAGCCTTAAAGTAAG